GTTATCAAAGAGTTTTTCTGTACACATGGTGCAAGATGGTATAAGTGGTTTTAGATGTGGGGGTGATTTTGTTAAAAGCGTACATAGGAATTTTGGACGAAAAAAAACCCCCAACCTTTCGGTCAGGGGTTGCGGGGGTCAGGGGTTACTCAGCGATATCATCACCAGCGGCTTTGAAAAAGTCTACGAATGCATCGTAGAACGTTTCCAGATCATCGTTTTGGTAGCGGGCTTCGATCTCAGCACAAAGCACTTGAAAAGACTTTCCATCATCATGGTTGAACGCAGGGCGGAACAGATCGACGAATGCTTTGCTACCCTTGGTCTTTGTACCGCCTTTGCCTTTGCCCTTACCCTTGGATTGTGCAGGGTTCCATTCGGTCACCGGCTTACCTTCAGTCACCGCCTTACGAAAGGTTGAGAGGTAGTTGGCCGCTGTGCCCTTGCCAAGGCCACCAGTCACCAGTGCATCAAAAAACGCTGTGGCAATCGCGCATTTTTTGTTTTGGCCTACCTTGGCCTTGGCCTTGTGCAATTGAATTACACCAGCGTTAACGGCTTCCAAACATGTTTGGCGCTTTGCTTCAAAGCCCTTGGCTTCAATAAGTTTGACACCACAGGTAGCGGCAATGGAAGACAGAGAGAGGGTTTCGTTTGTCATAAAGACTTTCATCAGCACAGGTTGTTAAGAGTGTATGTATCGGCTGTGCTTTCCCGATCCATGAATGTATTACACCACAAAACGCTATAGGTTGCACGGGATAGCACGGAATTGACAGGTAGGGCTTCATATGATATGAAGCAGGGAATGGGCGAGGGGCACCCCCTAGATTGGGCCGGTCATTCGTAGCGCGGCTATGCACTGTAATATGCACAAAAGAAACAACGTAAAAATCTAATTCCCCACGTTCCCTGCGTTCCCGTGCAAATAAACAAACACTGGCCACCAAATCAACTAACTACAACACCACAACATCTTATAGTGTGTAACTTGCTTCGCCGGGGCAGCTAACTACAACACCACAAGATGTTGTAGGGTACCCCTTACGCAAATAACGTGTCGATTTTCTATACACGTCCCCAGAAACACCCCCCGTCACCTTTTTATTTGCAACACCCCCACCCCCTATATAAAATTTTAAAAAGCGTGTACACTTCCCGCACAAATTGGAGCTACAAACCGCGCCATGATATTAGTTACACCTGAATTAGACGTACCAGTGCCCTTTTCGCTCACAGCAGAAGAGGCTAGAGACTTGCATGCCCGTGCACAAGCGGCATTCAACACGGTAGAGTTTTTGACAGAGAACGGGATGCAACTTCCCACGGTGACTACCGCAGACAAAAAAGAAGCGCGTGAGCAATTCTTTGAAACCCCAACCGCCGGTAAAGAGATCAGTTCAGCCGCTGCCCTTATCCTCAAGGGAATGCTGGACGAGTACGATGTCGAGGTCGTGCGTAACGCGGCGCAGGTGCGCAACTATGTAAAGATGCGCCTCCTCATGCTGACAGGCTCAGACAAAGAGTCCACCCAGCTAAAGGCGTTGGAGATGCTGGGCAAGATGAGCGACGTGGGCGCGTTCGCAGAACGGGTGGATATCAACGTCACCCACAGAACCACTGAAGAGTTGCAGGCCGAACTGGCTACCAAGTTGTCTTCTTATATGGATGGCATCATTGACGTGGAAGCCAAGCAACTGCAACCCACAGAAGAGAAGTACCTCAACGGTGCACCCGCTGTCCAAGTGATTGATCTGGACGAGGAACTGGGCATGACCGGCAAAGAGTTGGACGAGACGGATGACTGAGGTCGTTGAAAAGACGAAACTTGAATTAGTGCTGGAGAAGCTCCAGACACTGCCGTATGGTCAGCAGCAGATGCTGATCAAGAAGTTCCCCAAAGACGAGCAGGAAGCCATCGCAGAAATTCTGGATGAGTTGAATACCCGCAAGCTGCGTACCCTAGCGTCCGATGACTTCATGGTGTTCGTGCGGGAGATGTGGCCTAACTTCATCCACGGTCGGCATCACGAGAAGATGGCTAAAGCGTTTGAGCGGGTGGCCAACGGTGAGTGCAAGCGCCTAATCATCAACATGCCGCCACGGCATACGAAGTCAGAATTCGCCTCATACCTGCTGCCAGCGTGGTTCTTCGGCAAGAATCCGGGCAAAAAGATCATCCAGACCAGCCACACTGCCGAACTGGCGGTGGGTTTTGGCCGAAAAGTGCGTAACTTGGTGGACTCTGCTAACTACAAGCGGATATTCCCGTCCCTAGACTTGCAGTCTGACAGCAAAGCGGCGGGTCGGTGGAACACAAACTTCGGCGGGGAGTACTTCGCTATCGGTATTGGCGGTGCGGTGACTGGTAAAGGTGCCGACATCCTGATTATTGATGACCCGCACTCGGAGCAAGAGGCCGCGATGGCCCAGACCAACCCGGAAATCTACGACAAGACGTACGAGTGGTACACATCTGGCCCTCGTCAGCGTCTGCAACCGGGCGGGGCGATTGTTGTGGTGATGACACGGTGGTCAAAACGGGATTTGACGGGCCAAGTGGTCAAAGCTGCGGCCCAAAGGTCGGGTGAAGAGTGGGAAGTGATCGAGTTTCCTGCCATTTTGCCCTCGGGTAAACCCTTATGGCCTGAGTTTTGGTCATTAAAGGAGCTTTCTGCCCTAAAAGAGGAACTTCCCAACGCCAAGTGGCAGGCGCAGTACATGCAGTCGCCCACTTCGGACGTTTCTGCCATTGTGAAGCGGGAATGGTGGAAAATTTGGGAGCATGACCGGCCACCGTCATGCGAGTTCATCATTCAGTCGTGGGATACGGCGTTTTTGAAGACAGAACGGGCTGACTATAGTGCATGCACAACATGGGGCGTGTTCTATCAGGACGATGATCTGGGCGTAAACCGGGCAAATATCATCTTGCTCAATGCGTTCAAGAAGCGCATGGAGTTCCCCGAGTTAAAGCAGCGGGCGTTTGAGGAATACAAGGAATGGGAAGTCGATAGCCTGATCGTGGAGGCCAAGGCGGCGGGTTCTCCCCTCATATTTGAGTTGCGGGCGATGGGTATACCGGTGCAGGAGTTCACGCCAAGCAAGGGGAATGACAAAATAGCGCGTCTGAATGCGGTGGCTGATATGTTTGCGTCAGGCCACGTTTGGGTGCCTAATACTCATTGGGCAGAAGAACTGATTGAAGAGGTCGCGTCTTTCCCATCCGGTGAGCACGATGACTTGGTTGACTCGATGACACAAGCCCTGCTACGGTATCGCCGTGGTGGGTTTATTCATCTGGCGTCTGACGAGGAAGACGAACCACGGCAGCACCGCAGGAAGGAGCCGTACTACTGATGAATACCGCATATATGCCCGTACCAGTTAAGGCTTCAATCGCTAAAAATTTGTACGTTTACGCCATGAACAGCCCTAAGTGGACGCAGTACTACAACTTCATGGCTGTCCCAGTACCCCGCGAAATATCGCAGCTAGACTTTTTTCTTGCGGGTTTGGCGAATAAACGCACGTTTCATGCTGGCGTGTTGAGGATGGAGCCAAACACTTGCTACAACTGGCATGTAGACACGGATCGTAAGGTCGGGCTTAATATGCTGTTGTCAGACGATGGGGACAGCCGCTGTTTGTTTCTGGATGGTGAGCCGGGGGTAGTGTTTAACACGCAAGAGTTGAAGTACAAGCCAGACACGTACTATGCGTTCAATACACAAGTACCGCACATGGTGCTTAACACCACAAGGCCCAGATATTTATTCAGCGTTGAGTTTTTAGAAAAAGACCGGGGCCTAACGTTTGATGAACTTTGTGAAGATATAAAAGGAATAAATCATGGCTATTGAGAAGTCACTATACGCAGCCCCACAAGGCTTGGAAGAACTCGCCGTGATAAACGGTGCGTCTCCGCAGATTGAGATCGAGATTGAAGACCCTGAGTCAGTAACGATTGGCATGGACGGGTTGGAAATTGAGATCGACCCTGATGCAGAAGGGGAAGACGAGTTCAACATCAACTTGGCTGAAGAGATCAGCGAAGAGGTTTTGCAGAGTCTGGCCGAAGATTTGATCAGCGACTATGACGAGGACGTAGCCAGCCGCAAGGACTGGATGCAGACTTATGTCGATGGCCTAGAACTGCTGGGCATGAAGATCGAAGAGCGAACAGAGCCGTGGGAAGGCGCGTGCGGTGTGTTCCACCCCATGCTGTCTGAGGCGCTGGTGAAGTTCCAGTCCGAGACCATGATGGCAACGTTCCCAGCCGCTGGGCCAGTCAAGACCCAGATCATTGGTAAAGAGACCCCCGCCAAGAAAGAGTCTGCCCAGCGTGTGGCAGACGACATGAACTACCAGTTGACAGACGTGATGAAGGAATACAGGCCAGAGCATGAGCGCATGTTGTGGGGTCTGGGTCTGTCTGGCAATGCGTTC